TATATAAATATCTAATATATGAAAATTTTTACAGAATTACAACTTTAATTTTATTGGATATAACACCTTATTATTTTTATTTACATAAATATATATAAAATAAAAAATCCCTTGAGAGAGCAAGGGATTCTTATATAGAGGTTAATTTTAGATTAGAAGTTTAATACGCAGTAATCCATTGCTACTGTTAAATCGATTGATACATATTGATCATTTGACCAATCATATTCACCAAAGTTAACAGATTTTACATATGCACCTTTGATAATCCACTCACCAACGATATCACCTACTGGACCTAAAGTATTTAAAGTTAAATCTTTTTTATAGAAATCTGAATATCCGTTTCTACCTGTTACTGACTCATGCCCTAAACGAACCCACTCCATAACTGCTTGAGCGCCTGAAGGAGTAATAGGATCATACAAAGCTAGTGACATATCAGCCCATTCTGCTTTACCTTTTAACTTACGATATACGTTAATGTGGTCTAGTTTTACATCTGTGAATGAAACTTGAGGTGAAGCAGCTTTCTTTATAAGGTAAGATGGAATACCATCAATGTACATTATAAATCTATTCTGCACCTTTGGTTCAAAGGCTGTGAAGAATATTTCGTTTGGATCTAATACTGCCATGTTATATTAATTTATTATAAATATCTGTTTGTCTGTTTTTTGTAACTATTAGTTACCGCCTAAAGAACCACCACGGTGAGCTTTTTCCAATTCCTTCATTGCTTTCTGGAATTCTTCTTTACCGCCTTTCTTAAATGCCATTGCAATTAAACTACCAAAATAAACAGCTGCTGCAGTACCATAAGCGCCTGCTAATACCTGCATTACTAATTCACTATAATCAGCAAATGCTTCATTCATTTCAGTTTTTTTAGTTTCGTCTAATTGACCTTCTAATTTGTCAACTAAAGCCTGAACTTCAGGTGATAAACCGCTTTCTTGCTCGGCTAAAATTTCTCTTGTTAAGGTTTCAACAAGTTTCTTGGTTAAATTTACTTTTATATTCATTTTTTTATTGTTTTAAAATTATTGTCCAAAAGTTGCGCCAGTAGGCTGAATGTTAAAGTCTAAGATAATGTATTCCGCAGTTTTAGTTGGTTGTAAGTAAATAGCACCTACTAATTGGTTTCTATCAATTACATCTGGAGTATTGTTGGTATCATCCATTACTACTCTAAATGCATATAAACCTTGTTTCTGCTGAACTAATTGTAAGTAAGGATTAACTCTATTTAAGAAGTTATTTCTAGTTACTTGGCTGTTTTGCTCAAATACTAATCCTTCTGCAATATTTCCAATATATCTCTTTAATGAGATTAATAATCTTCTTACGTTTACTCTATCTAAAGCTGATGGTTTAGCCTGTAAAGTCTTTTGACCGTAAATTACTGTACCTTGACCTGGGAAGATTGCGATTGGATTAACTTTACCACCATATAATGAATCTCTTTGAGCAACTGTTAAGCGTCTTTCTGGCTGGATAACGGTTGATAAACCACCTCTGGTTAAACCAGCAGGAGCAAACCATTCAGCTGAAATTCTATCACTGTATTCATAAGCTGCAGGAACGATAGTTGAAGCAGGGCAATAGAATAATTTACCTGTTTCTCTCGATCTTAATTGAACCCATGGCCAATAAGTAGCAGCATAAGATGAATCAATTGATTGAGCTTGTGAAGTTACAGTAGAGATAGTTTGGTTATAAGTAACCATATCAATTACTGCGATAGCATCTCCTCTATCTTGAGTATTAGATAATAATGTAGCTAAGGTAGATGAAGCATTTTGGTTAGTTAAACCAGGTACAAAGATTGTTTTATAATCGTATTGATCTTTGTTTGATAATAAACTTAATGCAATTGAATATCCGTCAGCAAATACACCTTGAACGTTAGTAGATGGTGTAGCTGATGTAGAAGTTGTAGTAGGAATATTTTCGAATAAGTTTACTGCAGCTCCTGTTAATACTTGACCTGTAGCGCCTCCGAATGATCCGTTTAATGAACCTGAACCTACTGCTGGAATTAATGATGCATATCCTGTTTGAGGATCACCTAATGAATTAAAGTAATTAGGAGTAGAATTTAATACTTGTTTAACTCTTACATATCTACTATTAGTAGTATATGAACCAGTTGTTTGTAAGTAATATTGACCGCTTTCATCTTGTAAAGGAGTGAAAGTTTGGTTACCAATTACGTACTCAATATAGTTATTTTGATTTGGATCTAATGATAGACCAGACCATGTCTCTAATACAGTTTTTTGATTAGTATAATCATCACCTCTTCTAATTATTAAGGTAAATGTACCTGAACCAGTGTCAGATGCTGTGATTTCCCATCTAACGTTATCTATAGAACCACTAGGTAATGAACCAGAAGCAGAAGTATCACTTCCTGATACGTTGTTCATGATAATACCTGGTGATAAAGTTTCTAAGATAAATGAAGCTGAAGTAGCTGATGAGCTAACTGCTGCAGTTGCTGGAGTATAAGCTCCTGATACAACTCTTGCTACTAATAATGATTCACCTCCCTGCTCAAAATAGTTATAAGCAGCCATAGAGGTTAAATATTCGTAGTTGGTACCTCCGCTTACAAATAAGCTTCCGAATTTAGAAGTAAAGTCTGAATAAGATCTAACTAAAGTAGGAACGTTTACTGGACCTTTAACTGTTGGTCCAACTAAAGCTGCACCTACTGTAATAGGGCCTTCTTGTATTTGAGATAAATCGTTCTCGTTTAAGAAAACGCCTGGTGAGATTAAAGTTTCTGCCATAATGAATTGTTAATTATCTATTATAAATATCAATACAATTGACGAAACCTTAATTTCACTAAGATATAGTTCCTGTTTCTAAATCTACTTTAATATCACCGTATTTTTCTACTAATTTATTAGAAAATTCAGATTCTCTTTGCTGAAGAGACATGATATTTTGTTTGATAGTTTGTTCTTGATTATCTAGGATAGCTCTTTGATAAGATATTCTTCCTAAGTCAATAACAGCTCTATCGTTTTCTTCTTGAATCTTTCTTAAATGATCCAATTCTTCTTGCGTAACTTTTTGTTGTGACATATTATTTACTTGATTTTCTTCCTTTGCGTTTTTCACCTTTTGCAGCTTCAGCTACATCTTTAACTTGTTTAACAGCTTCTTTAACTGCTACAACAACGTCAGCAGCTTCTTCTTTAACTCTTTTTACACGAGCTTTAGTTTCTTTCACTTTTTCTTCTACTGCATCAGGAATATTGTTTTTATCTTTGTCTTCAATTTTACCTGTTTTAGTTAAAATAAAAACTGTTAAAGCAGCTACTGCGATTAACGAAAGAAAAATAATTAATGAAGTCATAATTTTATTTTTTAGTTTTTAATTTGGTTGCTTTTTTAGTCTTAGATTTAGAAGATTTAACTAAATCATAGTTCTCTACTGGAACTATTTCTTCTTCTTTTTCAGAATATGAAAGTATTTTTACTAATTTAATTACACCAAATGCTATTGCAATACTAGATGCAATAATTAATAATAAAGTTGTCATAAATAATTTTAAGTTAATAAATAAAGGCTAATACACTTATATAAATATATATAAATTTACCTAAACAATCAACTTTTATTAAAAATAATTTTATAAATAACTGTTGTAAGATAATAAGAATTGTTTAGCAGGCATAATAAATCTACCTGTTTGTATTTCAGTACTAGGAATAGTATAAGGAATAGCATGATTAATTAAAGAAACAAATATTTCTCCTTCTATAGAAAATAATTCTTTAATTGTTACAAATTTACCTCCTACTGGGAAGTTTATAGTTTGTTCTAATGTTAATGTTTTTCCTTCTACTTCTACTGTAGTTAATATTTCCATATGTTTTTTACTTTTATATAAATATAATTAAAATTATTTTAAATTACAACTTTTTATTAACATTCTGTTAATGAAGGACTTACTGATGATACAGTAGCGTCACATAATGTTCCTAAACATCCATTTCCTCTTTCATAACTCCATTGTACCTGATTTCCTGAATTTATGTAATATGTCTCAGGACCATAATTACAAGAACCACCATAATCTATAGTAAATGCATAAGAAGTAGTAACATTTGTAGGGGTTAATGATGAACAATTATTTACTGTTGTAATAGTAGCAGTAAAAATAGTTACAATAGCTAAGTCACCGTCTCCTGTACAATCTAATAGTGTATTAAAATCAAATTCATCTGTAAATGTAAATGCAGTAGGTCCTCCCGGTGGAGAAGTAGAAGGTGTTCTAGTTGGTGTTACTGAAGGTGTTCTAGAAATAGATATTGAAGGTGTTCTTGTTATAGATATTGAAGGTGTTACTGAAGGTGTTCTTGTAATACTAATAGAAGGTGTAACGCTAGGTGTTCTTGTTATAGAAATTGAAGGTGTTACTGATATAGAAATTGAAGGTTGAAGGTGTTACTGAAGGTGTTTTAGATATAGATATAGATGGAGTTACTGAAGGGGTTCTAGAAATAGATATTGAAGGTGTAACGCTAGGAGTAGCACTAATAGATATTGAAGGTGTTACTGAAGGTGTTCTAGTAATACTAATAGAAGGAGTAATTGAAGGTGTTGCGCTAATAGAAATACTTGGTGTTACTGAAGGTGTTTTAGATATAGATATAGATGGAGTTACAGATGCAGTTACTGAAGGAGTAGCTGATATAGATATAGATGGAGTTACAGATGGTGTATTACTTATCGAAATACTTGGAGTTACTGAAGGAGTAACTGAAGGTGTTGCACTTATTGATATAGATGGAGTTACT